CTAAATTACAGGGCAGCCGTCATCCAGCGCACTGTTTATAATGAACGTAACGACCCCGCACACAGTTACATCATCAAGCGCCTCACCTTCAATAGCCTCGCCATCCCTTGTGATAAGTGACCTTCCCATTACCTTTGCAAAATCTGTCAGACCATCATAGGTGATCAGCACGGTGCTCTGCTGGCGTGGTTTCAACGACACATCGATGACCGCATAACCAGACTTTGTTTCTATGATCCGGGTATTCGGTCCGGTACCGCACAGAGAATCTGCAGAAAGACGTGTCTCTACATAGTCAGTAGCTGGAGAAGGAAAACCCATCAGAGGCCTCCGTTCGGGTTGAATAACTGAAATGTACGATCGTCGCCTTCTTGCGTTGAGACATCCCTGAATGTCGTAACATACTTTACACATACGCCGATCATGTCGGCGACCTGTTGCCGGGTTACGCCATTCTTCTGAAGACGACAGCCGGCAGCGTTCCACTAGCTGCGCTGTGACCAGGATGCGTTACTCCCTACAATCCACACGCCAGGCAAATGCGAGGAGACAGAAAAAATAAGGATATTATCTTTCTTTAACATCCGGCCTCTTAACAAAGTTGGCGTTATCCATTAGTATCAAAATGCAAAGTGAGTAATCTTTGCGCAAAAAATACTTTTCATTTCAGAGGTTCAATATGCCAAACCATCCAAAAATAAGCGTGCTAGAGATGGAACTATACACTAAATATGGTGTTTACCCTGGGAGATTTGAATATTTCCTAAGATATTTTGAATATCTTAACTCACAGAAGATAGATCTTTCACAGCTCAGCGATGATGAAGTATCGAATTCTATTTGGGATTTCTTTTTATCTAAACAAAGGCAAGCCCAACCTGATGACGATTACATAAGTGATGAGGAAATGGTAACAAGAAAAACAAGACATATATACGTTATTCCTGACAGAGAAGACGAAGGAGATTTATTTAACAAAAATGGAAGAATAACAAGCAGAGGTATCGAAGCGCTGAGGTATTTCTTTAAAAAATGGCTAGACATTATTAACGAGAAATAATAATTTATCTTTAAAAAATCAAGGCTAGGGCATATAACCTTTTATGCCCTAGTATAAATGATTTTAAATTGCGATAACTATGTATTTTCCTGAAACACCTTGTGAAGCCAGCCAAGAATCAACGGCCTGGCTGGCTTCTTCCGCTTTGTTGAAGTTAAAAGAGGCTATATAGCCCTCTTTTTCGATGGGCGATATTTCATAAGCTCTTTTGACCTCACTGTCATTATTGTCTTCAGGTAGTGTTGCTTCATATAAATACAGCATTGGTTTTCCTTAATCAGATGTGGAGATAGCCTCGGTTCCTTTCGGCAACCAGTAAACCGGCAACTTAATCTGCATCGTCCCTACATATCCTGAGACGCGGATAGCCGGCGACGCCTTCAGCGTACCGAGAGCGTACTGATAGCCCACCTCACAGTAAGTCTGCACACCGACATATTTTTCTGTTGTCAAAGGAGTACCTTCCGCAGTCAGCAACGCGCTGATATCTCGCGTTGAACCAATCGCAGAGCCCAGATAATTAAACGTCCTTGATGTCTGATATGCACTATTCACGAGTTGGGTGGTAAAGGTTGGCCGTCCGTAATAATACAGTTTGGTTGACAGCGTCACAGCGCCTGCAGTAATGGCACTCATTTTCATGGATAGTGCAGAAAACAGCTGATTAAAGCGGTTCACCGGCGTCAACAGCGCCTGGTTACGGATTTCCAGCGTGTCCGTTTCGGCGGTTGCAGTCAGATTAACAACTACCAGGCCATCATCCGGATCAATGCCGCCATATGTTGCCGTCATGCCCCCGGTTAAACTGAAGGTCATATTGGTGGCAGGGTCTAATGTGACAGCCCCCCCTTCGGTGCCGCTAAGACGGAATAGCCCCGCATTCAGGCTGTCGCCATAACGCATCAGGCACTGGTCATAGGGCGTGTTTGCATTACGGAAGAAGCCGCGAACACGTGACGAGGTGCCATCGTTATACCCCATAATCGCCACATGAGGCTCTGACTCCACATTAGGAAAGCGAAAATCACAATCAACAATTTCCAGATGCCCAAGCATAGTTGAAGAGGATGCCACGAGTTGCCGACGGGAAGAGAATTCCCCCGCTTTCTTTTGCGCATTAAAGAAAGAGGCATGGAAATAGACTTTGTTCAGCCTTCCGTTGTCATAATCCCAGTCCGGAGAGGTTGTGTTCTGACTAATAAGATAAGAGCCATACCCCTCAGCGAAAGAACCATTGGTAAATCTAAATACACAGGCTCTTGCACCATTGGCTAAACACAAAAGTGCGCCATCGGCATAATCCCCGGAATTATTGTCAAAGGTGATATTCCATCCAACCAGGTCCCAATAAATATTATGGGAGCGCGAATTACCAATAGTACAGGAACGTATTAATATACGCTCACCTGAGTTACTCTTGTTAACACCTAACCCGGCAATATTATAGTAATTTTGAACAAAGTCGCAGCGTTCGACGGTGATAATGTAAGTATCGAACCCATAAAATCCGAGTCCATACCGAAAATTTCGCGCCACCACATCAGCCAGAAATATATCCCTGACGCTGAGATAACCTGATTTTGTGTTACCGATAGCAATACCACAACCCGTACTGACAGTATTGCCAGGACCAAGAACACGGAATTTCCCTGATTTGTTCCTGAATATACTGAAGCCCTGAGCTTGAATATACCCACCCATGCTGGCAGTTAAACCCGGGAAATCTTCATTCCTGATGACAATACAATCCGCAAGCAGAGCCGTTCGTAAATCTATCCATCCACTACCAACGAATGCCATAAATGATGGTATGACAATCTGCTCATCAATTGTGTAATACGCATTTTTAGACAGATATGTAGGATGCGGCACACGCATCACCTGGACAGCACGAATAAATGTTGTGCCGGAATCGACGATTTTTTTAACTTCACCACGAATGATTTTATTCGCAGCAGCACCAAAGTTACTGCCATCGGCCAGTAAACCACCCAGCCTGATATCAATGCCATCAGCGCAATCCGTTACCCATCGCGCACCGCCAGGCGTCACTATAATGCGATACCCGTCGTCTTCTGATGTGGTATCTGCAGCATCATAAAAGAATACGGCATCAATAATGGAGCCATCTGGCACAACGGTGTGCAGTGTTATTGACTGTCTGTCATAAGTCGGCTCGATCGCTCTCAACGACACAACGCTTGAACATTTCCCGAGCCATTTAAGCCCGTCGCCTGAACCCAGGTTTGAGCGAAGAGCAGCATCACCAATGTTCGACCATTTTCCCGTCGGGTTTTCCGCCGACCACACCCCGCCATCGTTCTCCGGAGAATCCCCCGCGATGACATGCTCAAGTTCTCCCAGATATTTGTACCAGGCGCCATTGTAGTAAACGATTTGCTGGCGATTATCGACTGTGATGCCTGTCGCCCAGTTTCCCAGCTCCTGCCAGCCAATAGATGCAACCGCCTGCTCGCCACGCCCCGTGATATACGTGATGAAGCGACTGAAGATCATCTCCATGCCGTACCAGGTTTTGCGGAACACTCCTAACCGGTCATCGAGCTCTTCTTTTGTCCTGTCATTAACGAATCTATCCACGTTTTCGGCGTTATCGTACAGGTCCTTTACGGCAGCGGACCCTAAAGGATGTTTCGTATTGTATGTGCTCATAGTCGCCCTATAACAAAAAACCCGCCGAAGCGGGTTGTTGAGAGTTATTTATGCTTTATGCAACGTCGCCGGGGTAGCTGGCGTTGTCGTAGTCGTAGAATGACGCGCGGTACTCTCTTGCGGTGACCTGACACGTCCCGTCAGATTGCGGGGCAATTTCTGAAACAATCGCGTCATAGCCAATGCGCGATGAATCACAGAAAATCAGCCTCACTGGCTCAATGGACGGTGTGGTGAAATCAATGTCGTCGAACTCGCTGAGCCAGGGAACTGACAACTGATAATCCCCGACCTTTGTTGCCACCATCAGCGCCGACGCCGATCCATCCTGATAACGGATCAGCGCACGGGGATTCGGATAGGTCCAGTCGAGCGGCTCAGTGACCGTCAGTGTCGAGATACCATCAACAGTCGACATAGACTCCACCAGGCAGCTGATTGTCGTCGCTGAATCCGGTATGTCGTCCGTCAGAACAATACGATCGCCGACGTTGTAACACAGCGCATCCAGCTCCGTTGTGGTCTGGAACGTCAACCGCTGATGCAGATACTTCATCAGGCGTCTCATACCAATCTGCCAGGCGTGGTCCCGGTTCAGAACACCATCGAGTTTATAGTCCTCGATTTTGACCGGTGTCGGATAGTCAGTCGTGCGGCACTGGACTGTTTCCTCCGCCCAGGTAGTGCCGTTGATGTAGGTAACGTCAACACCGTCATAATCGTCATCTGACGGTGCTGAAAACCCGGTTTGCAGCTCTTCCGTCATCTCATGCGGCGTGATAATGCCTGTCCAGGGCTTAACCCCTTCACGTCCGACCGTCGCCAGCCCGTCGCTGAGCAGGAAATAGGATTTCCCGGCATTCGCAATTTTCTGCAGCATTTCCAGGGCGGAGATACTGTCTCCGGTAGCAAAATCGAAATACTCGTTGCCGGGCGTCCAGTACATCGACTCCAGCTCGCTGATGGTCTCTGTATCCATCTGAAGGCCCAGAGAGTTCCCTACGTGCAGCAGCGCAGCGGAAATCGTCCGCGATGTACCTGAGTCATAAACGCGCGTGGCGACGACGTTCACCCTGCGATCGGACTGTGCCGCCAGCTTCCCGCCGGTTTCGACCGTAACGCCCAGCAGAGTCACGCCAGCATAGGAGGCCGGACGCGTCAGAAGCCGTCCCCTGAGTGCCTGCCAGTACATGTTGTCGCGGGCATTGTTGCTGCCCTGCTCGTTCCGGCGACGACAACGAACCTCAACCAGACCAGGTGAGTCCATAACAATGCGCTCTGTGAATCCAAGCCCGTTAACGTTTTTCAGCGCATATTCACCTGTTTTGCTGATCCATCCGGCACCAGAACCATAAACCCGGTACTGAATTTCCCACTCAACATGGCGTATTCGTTTTTTCCCTTTACTGTCAAAGCCACAGATACCACTGGGGAAAGAAAAATTGACCTCAAAAATATCAACAGTTTCGTTATCCGGGCTTGCCAGAAATGGTCCCATCCAGGTATCGCTGTCATTCAGTCCGGTGGCTTCGTAGTCGATCATTGTCCGGGAGATGAAACCAGGCCATGACGCATCAATTGCCCCGCCTACCATGCGACCTACCGTCGCCGTGGTCCCGTCAGTCGCAATAATCTGGTACTCATTGCCACGGTGAGACAGCGAAAGTCGTTGCGTGCCTTCCGGCATACCTGAGAATGCAGTTCCTGTGGCGCTGTTATAGGCCAGGGTCACGTTTGCTGTTATGGCCGCACTGCCACCTGTTGATGCCGTGCCGGTAGAGTAAGCCGGGGTATCGCCGAAAACAGACGACGGAAGCGAAGACGAGGTAATTGATCCACCGGCGAACGGGCTGGACTCCTCCGTGATCAGCACTGTACCGCCATTGTCCTGCGCGATCAGTCCCGAACCGGTCAGCCCCTCCGAGATAGCGGCCAGCAGGCCGGACATGTTCACATAATCTGCAACCAGCGAGACGGTATAGGTTGTTCCGTGCCAGGTGAACGTAAAGGTTGTACTGCCCAGAGAGAAATCGTAAGTCGTCGGCGCAGCACTGGCCTGGATTTTAGCCGCGCTGCCACCCTCACCAGGCACGGCATCCTGCCCAGGCGTATATGCTGCAATGAAGAGATCGTAATCAACACTGTTAAAGCTCAGCGTCACCGGCATTCCAGCCACCGGAGCGATTTCAGTCAGTAGCTTGCTGGCAAAAACACTGTAACCAGAAGAGGTGGAAATCAGAAAATTGGTAGGCGCTTTAATCTCCACAATCGTGCCTTCCACCCAACTGTCAGGCAGCGCATTATCATCTTCATCATCGTCGTCATCCGTATCAAGCCCGGTAAACGTTACGGTCGCGCCGGATACAGTCATGCTATCCGCGATAAAGTCGTCTGAGTCCGGTGATGTCTGCGCCATATCGAGGCCAGTACCTGAAGACGTTCCGCCCACCTCCGTGGAATTAAACCAGTTCTCGCTACGTTCATCGCCGGATACATCGGTGCCTGGTGGGTAGTGGGTGTGGCTGAATCCATCAAGGGTCGATGCTGGCGTATCCCCCACACGCAGATCACCATTAGAGAATGAGAAGTTACCCATTCCCAGACAAACCAGCATATGAACCCGCATGATCGTCGGATCGGCAGGGTCAAACCGGGTAACCGGCTGAACCACGTAATCCGGGTAAATGCGGCGGCGGCCAAAGACTTCACGGATGGGGTCACCCAGTTTGGCTGTGTTCGCTTTTGCCGGATTGAGATCAAGACTCCTGCCTGTCGAAGAGGAATATCCCCCGGAGTCCAGGCCCGACATCATGAAAAGCGTGTAAGCCGCAGAGGCTACGGCGACGGCTACCGCTGCCCACGCGGCTATCTCAAGCCCCGTCCCGTAGGGTACGGGATAGATACGCACATCGCTTTCAGGCCTGATAAAACATAACGGCCACTGCTCGGGCGGAATGTTTACGCCACCCAGCTCAACCGATACAGGATGTCTCTCACGCTCGCTGTAGCTTTCAACATTTTCAACCATCCACGCATGCAGCGTCATCGCCCTGTGTTCATGCGTTTCAAGCGGCTCACCAGGTAGCCGGGAGGGGTAGATTCTAATCACCGCCAGAACTCCACTTTGACAAAGCGCCGCTTAAATCGCGGCAACGGCAGAAACGTGACATTCGTTCCCGGGTTGCATTCGGCTACATGTAACTGGCCGCCAATACTGACGACGATCCCCACATGCGTTACCGATGAGCCGGAGTAACAGGCCACACCAGCCCCCTCACAGGGCTCACAGCGTTGCAGGGAAAGCATCAGTTTTCTGGCCTCCCGATCGAGTCCGCCACCGTCTTTGGTCACACCGGCAAAATCAGGCCATTCCGGCATCGCCAAATCGCGTCGTATCTCGTTCACAATGCCAAAGCAGTCGAGTTGCGGGTACACCCTGCCGCCCTTCAGCCAGGTGACTGAACGGTATTTTTCAGGATTGAAGGACATAGATTTTCCTTAGTTGGCGTAACGCAGGCCGGGGAAGTAATTCAGGGTGTAACGATTACGGGGCCACGCGGTATCCAAAACGTTCATGTAACCCGCGGTGATCTGCGCTTCTGTCGCTGTCCAGTACCCAGGCTTAATCGCCAGGGTGTAAGGGACGGCGGCTGGCGCGGCTAAATCCGTGGAGATGAAACTACGATATGTCAGAGATGCCGAGTTGAGGTTATTGATGGCGTTTCGAATGGCCGTTGAAACCTTGCCATCAACGTTGCAGAGTGCAAATTTTAAATCCTGAGTACCATCATCATTACGGGCGGGTAATGCGACATCCATCGCGCAGGCTTTAAACTCGACGGTATCCCCGCTCTCTGTTGTCGCTGTGATATCGTCATACCCGTTGCACAGGTAATGGACCTCATCCCCGATGTTGATCTGCAGCGTTTCAATAATGACCTCGGGCCCGCTGCTGGCATAGAGACGGTTGAGAATTGTCATGCTTCAGGCCACTCCCTGTTAACTGCCAGATCGAGAATGTCGCTGTTAACAATAAAGTCAGGGAACTCTGCCCAGCCAGGAGGGAGGATCGGTCTCTCCCATAGCTCCAGCGTTGCAGAAAATCGCCAGTATTTCCCCCCTTCTGGTGTAGGGCCTTCGTAAATATCGACAAACCGACATACGTAATCCTGTGCACCAAGCGGGGTTAACAGGGGCATATTGAACCAGTCAGCCCCATCTGTAATCGTATCCCTGAACCAGGCTTCAAAAAGTTGCGCTTGCCCATCGGTAAATATCCACGAAACCGGCGTTTGAGTTGGTACAGACGTATAAGCCCGTCGCTGTCTCCGACGTCCGGTGACCATCGAGGTACTTTTGAGCGGAGAGGTCGGTTTAAGCCCAAAGTTTTCCTTTATGGGGCATGGCAGATAATCAGCCGGGTAGTTGATATTGGTTGAGATAGCCATTAACCGATCTTCCTCCCGGAGTTGGTTTTATTCATAAGCGCCTTGTGCAAGTCTCCCTGCCCGCTGGCGACTGAGTTCACAGCCTTCCGGTACCCCCTATCTGCCCCCTCATCTGCCGCCTTGCGCACGAGAGCGAGAGTCGCATCAGACGGGTTTCCATTAATTGGGATGGTGATGTTCGGAGCGTAGATAGCACCACTGCCGGTTGACTGGGTTGCAACCCTGTCCAGGGTCGCATCAAGTTTCGCACTGGTACCTGATGTAACGACGCGCTCCCCCTTCTGCAGCAGCCATGTCCCAGTTTCTGGTACTGAGTCGATACCGTCGTGGGCCATGCCTACAGCAGCAATGTTAGATACAATACCGGCGGTAGCCGCCGCAACTGATGCCATAGCGACCAGGTTATAGGGGAATGGGTTTGCCGCAGCCATCGCGATACCCTGCTGAATAGCAATTACAGACTGAGCTATAGCCGCCGCTTTCTGTGCAGCAAATGCCGCTTTGTATATGCCCGACTGTTCACCAAATGCGGTGCGGGTAAAATCCACCATCGACCCCAGACCATCGACGACACTACTCAGCATTAGTTGATTACGTGCTGCATCAAGATTATTCATTTCATCCTGATGTTTTTTCTTCAATTCCAGCTCTCTGGCGTCCCACTCTTCGTTAAGATCAGACCTTGCCTGTCTGTTTTGCTCAAGCAAGTCCAACTGGTTCTGATACCACTTTTCCTGTTCTTTCTGTGCATCGTCAACTTTTCTTAACTCCCCAGATTGACCACCAAACATGGGGTCAATGCCAGTAAACTGAGGCATGTCAGCAAATGAATCTTTTGTGATAGCCTTAGCGGCTTTTTTCACCTCATCCTGGCTGACTCCGGGCAAGCCCTGAATATCTTTCAAGACGTCAAAACGTTCTTTCGTGGTTTTAAGAAGTTTTTCTTCAGGAGTTAATAACTCATCCTGTAAATCACGGAATTTTGACAGGGCATTATATTTATCAATTTCTGAAGCAAGCCCTTCAAGCCTTATCTGCTGCTCTCTATTAATACCAACAAGTTTCCCGGAAGAAATATCGAAGCGCACTTTTTCAAGCTCTGTTGCTTCTTTCGTTTTACCAGTAAGTTGATCGGTTAACACAATTTGACGCAGGTAGCTTTGCTCTAAAGCTCTATAAGCACTCTCTAGTTTATTTACTGGAGCAGTAACGGATTTTCCGTTCGTACCTCCAGGAGGTAAAGCAAACGGATTGCTCGTCCCCACAGTGGCAGCCTGAAGAGGTAGCACTGATTTACTAGCTTTAAAAAATTTATCTCTTGTTTCTATAAGAGATAACAACTCATCATTCAGGGCTTTAGCGCTGTCATCTACCCCAGTAATCCAGCCAAACATTGACTCACTTTGAGAGTAAAAACCTTTTTTCCCTTCAAGATTTTTTTGCAGATACTCAATGCGTTCATTAACTTGATCTATATTCGAGAGGTCGATTTTACCACTAAGCGCCGCGAAACGATTCCCGGTACTGGCTGCTAATTGACCAGCCCCAGCGGCTGCCTTCACAAGCCAGCCGGCAAGTTGAGCAACTTCTGATACTAGATCAGAAATACCTTGAAGAACTACAGGATCAGTCAGTACATCATGAAGCTTATCAAGTGAGCTCTGTAAAGGAGTTAGATCAACTTTTGCTAATCCTGCCGCAATCTCAATTTTGAGCCCTGCAACTTGAGCCTCCATATCTTCAAAAAGCTGATTTACCTTTACTAAATCATCAATAGAAGATGGCTCCGGAGCAACACCATAATCTTTAGCAAGGTCAATAAACTGTTTAAGCTTTTGGTTATTGTTATCAAACAAAGGAAGCAATTTTGAAAGGTCGTTGCCCAAACTTTCAAGAATTGTTGTCTTCTCGGCATTAGTGCTAATTTTCCCTAGAGATTCACCTATAGCAAGCAATTGTTTATCTGGACTGACTTTTGATAGTTTCTCGGCAGATAATCCAAGAGCGTTGAGCGCATCAACAGCTTCACCAGATTTATTTAACACCGCGTCACCAATCTTATCGCCAATATCCTTGAAGATATCAGCCATTTGGTCACCGGATACACCAGCTTTTTCAGCGGCAAACTGCCAAGCAAGAAGCTCTTGGGTTGATAATTGTAATGATTTAGCCCAGCGATCAGTTTCTGATATTTGCTTGGATGTTGATTTCAGCAATTGAAATCCGGATGCGCCAACAGCCAGCCCAGCAGCAATAGCTGCAGCTCCTATACCTGCAAGTGCAGCGCTGGACTTTGCCGCATCATCTTGTACCTGCTTGCTCCACTTGGCTGATGCACGTTCAGCTTTGTCCATCCCTGAAACAAATCCACCAACTTTTGCAACTAAGTCGATAGTAAGAGTCCCTAGTGACTTGCCAGCCATAAATTCTCCAAGGGGGAAAAGCCCGTTATAGCGGGCTTTGTTTTAACAATTATCCTTTAACCTCCGTTTAAGGGTAGATTTAAAATCTTTCCTTACTGATTCAGGAAGACCTTGCTCTAACCTATCGATTAAAGGCATGTTCATAAAAAGGATATCATTTACGCTACTTGAACCATGTTTTTTTAAAAACATCAACGCAAGGTTGTCTATAGCTAATATATTTAGACATGGTTCGCCATCCTTCAAAGAAACAAAGTCACCTGCTGAGCAGGATTCTATTTTAGTGAAATCCACCTCTGGCAATGACTTTTTTCTTGTTGAGAATGAAATAAATACACCCACAAGAAAAAGAACAACCGCAATTAATAAATAATTTTGTTGTTGCGCCATTAACCCGATATTATTAACTCTTGTACCATCGCCGACATCAACACTCACATCCATAATGAACAATGAATACACCGCGAGAATCACACCAGCCAACGATAGCAATTGCCCTGAACTCTTCATATCATTCCCTCGTGATAATAGTTACCAAAAGGGTAGCAGGATTTTTAAAAGTCAAAAACAATAATCAATGCCAACTTTTCACTGCTTCTTCAAGGCTTATGGGATTTTTTTTAACGTGGGGGGCAAAGTCACTTATCTTGAAAAGAGGTGTGTTTGGCGACTTTTTGATGTTCGCCATAACGGACGCAACTAATGCTGCCCCCCACTCAGTCCGCATCATAACATTAAGCGAGCCATACTTATTTCGGTACTTGACCCACATCTGGTACTCACGGTGGCTCATTCGCTCCTGAGCCTCCGAGATGGTTCGTCCACCAATACCGTTCATGACTAACTCACACCAGAACTCGTCTTCTCCTGTGAGTTCGTAGTCTTTCCCAGTTCATTTACTTCCTGCATAGCCAGCAGCAAGGCAACGACAATCGGTCCATCCAATGCACCACGATCAGGTGATGCGGTGCCAAGTATATCTGCCGCCGTGAAAATTGGCTTTCCTTCTTTATCGCAAATGTTACCTGCGATGCGTTCTGCTACAGGGTCTGAATTCCCGTTATAAGCCAGAATATCGGCTTTTGTTGTGTGATAGCCCATCGGGCGAACAAAGGCGGTGGCGATGTGTTCTTGCCCGTCGCGACCTTTCCATTTGATCTCTTTCTCTACCGGGCGGCCAGTAAATGACCCGGTTTCTTTTAGCGTATCAAGCGTGAGTTGCATTTTAACTCCTGAAGAACAAAGCCCGGATTGCCGGGCATAATAATTATGCTGAGGCTTTAGGTACCCACACTGCGGAGCCAGAGCGCTGGATAGTTGCGGAGGTGGTGACTACAGCATTTGCCTGAAAATCGAATGGGAAGTCGGATACGTAACCCTGAAAGACAAACCAGGTGCGATCAGATGGAAGCACCAGACCATCAACAGCGTCTTCATCACCGGAAGCCGCAACGGTCGGGAGGCTGGTACCATCAGCCCATCCGAGCGCAAAGGTTAACTCGGTCTGATCATTACCCTCAGAAAGGCCATGCAACATAATATGGCTGGCGTTCGTCGGGTCAGCGTTAAGCCCGACGGTTGCGGATGCTGGAGTTTTCAGCCCTTTCTTATAAGTTCTGGAATCGCGCTCGCTCAGGCAAGTATCCTCGATCTGATCGGCAGGGTTGCCGCCAGGGTTGAAACTGGTGATACATTCAACCTCGCTGACCACGCCGGTTTTAAGCACGAAAAATTGCGTGCCTTGCGTTAATACAGACATTGTTTATCTCCATAAAAAGAAAAACCCGCACAAGGCGGGTCAGTTTTGGGTTGTTGGTTACCTGGTCGTTATCCAGTCAACATCGAAGGAATAGCGATAACGTAATGTTTCAGGGTCGCGGGATTGCTCCCCCCACCGGGTGATATAGGCTTTGCCTTCAATAGCGTCACGTAATGCGCGGGCCACGGCGATCACATCGGCGTCGGTATCGCCATATACATCGACCTGCAGAGAGTAGCGGTCGGCGTCGGGCCGCTGGTTAAGGTAATTTTCAGGAGAACCACCGATATTTTGCCAGACCGCGTAGGGGTAAACGATATTGTCGTCCTGCATCCCGAATGGGTAGAGCCTGACGGGATTAGTACCGAGCAAATCCTTAACGGCCTGGCTGTCGGCGCAGGCCGTAAAAAATGGGGCAATCATACTGACGTTCCTTTTTTGGCAGCGCTACGGACGGCGCGATCGATGGCCTTTTCAAGTTCCACCGCAAAGACGTTAATCACGTCGGTATCAACCCCATTCACCGCGGGGCGCAAGATCGGCTTAGCGGCCATGTGTTCTGTACCGAACTCAAGAAATCGCCAGTACCAGGTATCCCCGCCGGGATTCCCCTTATCCCCGGCCGTCTTATAACTCTTCCCGGCCCTGCCTTTGCGGACATTGGCCTTCGTATTGGCGTATTGTCTGGATCCCCCCATCACCCCTACACGAAATGTCGGATCGCCAGTTCTGCGGAAAGCCTTGCTGCTGAAGGTGACCATAATGTTTTTATAGATGGCCTCTTTGGTCAGAGGATCATCAACACGCGCTGCATTATTTCTCGCTCTGTCCCTGATGACGTTAGCCGCTTTACGCAGTGCTGCACGGCCAGCTTTATCGCGGGTTACCTGTGAGACTGCATCCAGTTTCCCCAGGAGGGAATCAAGGCCTGTGAGATTCACTTCTACGCCATCAGCCATCGTTCGCCCCTTCTGAACAGGGAAGCGTCAGGTATTCCCTGCCGCTCCGAGGGTCTGGCAATACGCCCTCGATGTTGTAGATGGCGCCACGAAACAGAATCCTGTTCTTTCTGGTGACGCCAGCCCGGTAGCGAATCGTTATGCGCGTCGTGATCTCACCTTGTGATGCCTGCGCCGCGATAAACTCCCGCGCAGATAAGGCGGAGACGTCGGCCCAGATGGTTGCGACATCACGCCAGGTATTAATTACGGCGCCCGTGGTCGGGTTCTGCTCTTTTACCGGCTCCTGAAGGGTAACCCTGTGACGCAATTTCCCGGCCTGCATTTAGCCCTGCCTTACGGGTTTCCCGCTGAGATATGTTTGCGGCTCTGCCTGTACATCATCTTCACCAGCCAGAGACTGTATGATCATATCACACAGAGCCATGTTTGATTCAGCCAGGCGGTTTATCGCTTCCGTCTGATCTCTCTGTGCTGCGGTCTGTTCGCTCAGCGCTGCTATCAGCGCGTTTACCTGCTGCTCGTTCATAGGCAATTTTCGTCCACTTTTTTAACCATTCACGCCGACGGCGGCACCCTTCACAGGCCATTTGTAACCTCAAGTCCCAGGTATTTTGCGATGCTGTTTGAGAATGGCATCAACACCGAACGGAATAGTGTTAACGCTGTTGCTACTCACAGGCTCCCTGTTTTCATACCAGTGCGACACCAGCAGCATCAGGGCCAGTTTGATATCGTCCTCTATCACCAGCCCATCAGGGTTACTTTCTGGAACGACGCTGTCATAAAGCTGGCGATTAGTGATTTTTTCAGCATGTTTCAGGGAGGCATTGAGGTAGAGCGTTAACATCACATCCTCTGTGTCATCATCGCTGTCGATACGGCACTGGTAACGAAGCTCTGTTACAGAGGGCTTCATTTGCCTTCACCCCGCTTATTGCTGGTTTTAGGCTTAACTGGTGTTTCAATTTTCGGTTGCTCAGTGCCGTCTAGAATCCCCATCTGGGCAGCAACCTCAAGAGCACGCTCAGGAAGTGAGCCAGCCTCATATTCACCGGCGGGAATGTTCCTGATCTGAATGCCATCAGGTGACCATTTCAGGTCTTTTTTCAGCAGCATCATTACCTCCATAAAAATGGGGCCGAAGCCCCGTCGGGTTATGCGCCAGCACCAATCTGCAACAGTTTGATGGCCTGTGAATCTGCCAGCATACCGCCGGTACGCTTGGTGGTGTAGAAGCCAACGAACGGTTTGTTGGTATATGGATCGCGGAGGATGCGGGTACCGATGCGATCTACGATGGTATAGCCGCGTTTAAAGTTACCGAACGCAATGGCTTTCGCATCAGCAGCGATATCAGGCATTTGCTCATTCTCGGCAACGCCATAACCCGCCAGAGAAGAAGGCTGGCCCAGCTCAATGCCCGGACGCCAGAGATAGTTACCCTCTGAGTCCTTCAGAATGCGAACCGCAAACAGGCTGTTGTTGTTCATCATGAACTTAGCGCCGTTGCGGTGCACCTTACGCAGGGTGTAGACCAGTTTGATAATCGCATCGGCTGTCACTCCCGCCGCCGCACCGGAAAGAATGTGCTGCAGGGTGCCAAAAGCACGGGTTTTATCATCAGTCAGTGAAGATGCGTAGGCCAGGAAGCCTTTCGGTTTCTTCGTTCCATTGCCGCTGGTGAAGGCGATTTCTTCCTGCTCAGAGAACTCAACCGCCAGCTCGCTGTTGATCCAGTCCTCTACGTTGAAGAAAGCATCATCCAGCATCGTCTGGGTTGCCTGAGGGTTTCCGTAGATTTCACCCATGAATGGCTCAATCTGCGCGAGTTTAGACGCCTCGGTCGCCGGACGGAGATCGGTTTCACCAACCCAGCCGGAAGCGGTACCGCCAAGGTTAACCAGCTTCTTATAGTTGGCACCACCAACGGTGATAGTTGTCGCCTCCTGGCGCATTACCACTTCATCTTTCAGAAGATTAAGAATGGTACGGTCCAGTTCTTCCGGTACGGCATAGCCGCCATCTTCATCAACACCGACCTGCAGGGCTTTACGCTCCAGGTCACGCAGACCATCATCTTTACCTTTACGCATAAAGTCGATGAAAGCGGTTTTGTGTTCGCTGGCGGCTTTGCTCTGAGTGCCGCCGGCAGGACGTTTTACCTGCTTCAGTTCCTCTTCCAGATCGGTTTTCAACTGGTCCAGCTCGGTTAGCTTACCGTTAAGTGTTTCAACTTCTCCGGCAAGCTTGCTCTTTTCAGCTTCGATGCCGTCAATGCGCTTGTCATTTCTCTCCTTAAATTCATCGAATTTCTTCTGCAAATCCTGCGCGACCTGCTCAACGTCTTTAATTTCGACTGCCATAATTTAACTCCTGATTAAAATTTGATGTTTTTCAGTGCATTCAGTGCAGTATCCACGCCTTCAGCATCACGCTGAGAGAGTGCGCTATAGCCCCCGGCCATGAATGCTTTGGCCTGGGTGTGTGAGAGCCCAACATCGCGCAGGACTCGTTCAATGCTTTTTTGCGAGGGAGTTTCACCACGGGCAAACGCGCTTTTAACATCGCTTACCCGCGCTTCGTCATTCGACGGAAACGTTACAAGGCTGACCTCCCAGAGGTCGATCTCCTTCAGAAGGAAGACGCCCTTAACCCGGTCGTACTCCCAGTCTTTCAGCATGTAACCAATAGAAAGGCCGGTTAAAGAACCGGCCTTCATATGGGCATGCGCACGTTTCGATAGAGGATCGTCATCAATGAGTAATCGGCCTTTAACATAAAGACCCACCTCATCCTCTTTCATTTCTGTGTAAATCCCGATGGGCTCATCCATGCGGTGTTGCCAGAGTAATGCTGGAAGGGCGTTCTTTTCTTTCCAGGCCTGTAGCGAGGCGGAAAAGGCCCCAGGAACAACTACGTCATCGTAACTGTCCTTAACACCAAAAACAGAGCCATAACCTTCAAACTCCCCGCTGTCGCTGACAGACTTTAGCTGTAGCGGAATATCCAGCCGCTGTTTAGTCATCGGCATTATGTTGTTCCTCGGTTGTTTTGTTCTTGCTGCTGTCTGATGGCTTCGTCGTCATGTTCATCGGCGTCAGGTAAATATCGCCGCCAGCGCGTGGGTTAAGTTCTTCCAGCTCGCGGCAGTCATTAGGAGAGTAGATACCCCAGTTAATCCCTGTGGCGTACGATTCGAATCTGGATTTCATATCCCCGCGTAGCAAAGCACCGGCGTTAAATTTGGCATAATAGGTGCCCTGCTTCGATCCCTTCACCAGCCCTACGTTGATTCGCTGCTCAATACGGGTCATGTACGGAACGAGTGAATAGTTGATAAAGCCAATGCCCAGGTTTTCAATATTGTTGAAGGTGGCGCGGTCGGTGTTCTGCACCATATGCATCGGCACCCTGAACAGGCGGCAGATTTCCTCCAGCTGGAATTTTCTGGTCTCAAGAAACTGGCTGTCTTCGGCATCGAGCCCCATCGACTTCCAGTCGAGACCCATTTCAAGAATCATCGGACGATGCGCATTGCTGAGCCCAAGGTGACGATCCTCAAAATCTTTCCTCAGTCGTTCATAAGCTGCATCAGTCAGCGTTTGCTCAGTACGGAGAACGCCAGAAGTGACAGCGCCGTTTGAGAACAATCGGGCACCGTGTTCCTCCGTGGCCATTCCCAAAGATATTGCCTCTCTTGCGTATGCAATTGGGTTCAGGCCCACCAGCCCGTCAAAGGTCAGCGTCCGGACATGCCAGATATCATCCTGACCCAGCACATCGGTAGAGCCATCTGGAAATGTCACCTGATACACCGGTTGCCATTGACTGTTAAGCTTCGGGTCTACACAGCCGGGATCAATAGGAAGAAGTTCAACGACCTCACCGAGGGCCTTGACCTTATAAGCGTAAAAGTTACCGCGCAGGCAAAGACACACAATGACCAGCTCCCAGAACTCCTGAGGGGTCATATAGTCATTTGGCTTCATGGTCAGTAATTTATGCAGCCTTTCAGAAGTCGCTTTTTGCTTACTGTTGCCAGTGATCTTGTACAGATTGCAGGGCAGCATGCCCATCGACTCAGCCAGAACTCTTATGCAACCAAAGACCGCGGTAAGTCGCATGGCCTTCTGGCTGCTGACGCGCTTTCCGGTATAAGTGTCGTAAGTCATTCCTACGGCTTCGACCAGTTCTGCAGGAGTGGTCACCGGAGTATTGTTTTTTTGAAACAACCCAGGGAAAAACATCAGTCACCGCCTTCGTTATGAACGTTGCGTGGCGCTGACACATATTTCGATACGGCCCATGACCAAAACAGGCACAGTACGCCAGCAGAAATAAAACCAGCGGGTGGAAAAACCAGCCATGCTCCGTATGAAAACAAAGCAGCACCGATCACCCCGACCAGCGGGGCAAGAATCATCAGGATCATAAGTGCCTCTTTAAAGTGAACGGACGCCATAACTTTCAAGGTGGTCAGACAGACTCACCTCAGGCTCCCCGCCATTAACCAACATCCGACTCATTGCGGTAAATAACGCTGCAGGTCCGTCAATTTTGGCTTCAGGCGTGGATTTGTTAGGGAAAATGTTGTCGTTTTTATCCGGCTTAACGGTGACGTTTGACATCATCCAGTTCATTACCGGGTGATTGCTGTGGTGGAAACGCCCTCCGTAGACCAGCGATTCAACCTCTTTCATGGATTCAGAGAAGTTTCTGACGGTTTGCGGAACCTCAACCAGTGGTATCCCTTCTTCCGCAAGAGCCAGGCTGAACTGCGTTGCGCTCCAGGGGTCGAATCCTGTTTCCTTCAGGTTTTCGCCGTTAATCCATTCCAGGAAATCAGCCTTAATCTGTGCATGATCGATAACGTCGCCATCTGTAAGCTCAAGTTTTCCAAGATCGGCCCACTTGCGGTACATCTGCGCCATCTGAGCGGAGCATCTTTCCAGTCGCCCCGCAGGTAACCAGAATTTAAAGTCTGCATGGGCGTGTCCGTTGTCAGCGCGCCAGAGCTTTACAGCTGCGCAAATATCAATTTTGTGTGCCAGGTCAACACCAGCCCACATTGGGTAGGTTTTAAGCTCGTGCCGGGGCGCAATGTATTCGCACTTCTCCCACTTCATCATATCCATCCAGGCAGACTCAGCCGTTACCCAGATATTCATATGTTTGGTGAAAAAGTTTACCCTGGCGGAAACCTGCTCTTTCGCTTTCTTCGCCAGGCGGCGAAGGTCATCCCAGCGCTTGCAGATACCCAGTCCGGGGTTTGCTTTCTGCCATACCGTTTCATCAAACGGATCATCGTCCTTATCAAGGGTGAAGATGATGGCAAAATAGGTGTCGTCCTTTACCGCGCCTTCTACGTCACTGTTGTAGCCGCGCAGCACCTTAATGGCATAATCACGCTGTTCGTAACAAATACCCTCTTTGTTAAAACCGGCGGTAGTGATGCCAAACAGCAGAGACTGCAGGCGGGCCCCTGTCGCCGTCTCCAGAACGTCCCACACATCACGCGTTTTATGCGCATGCAGTTCGTCGATAATGGCGCAATGGATATTCAGGCCGTCAAGGTTGTTTGCATCAGAGGATAGCGGTTCAAATTTGGAGGCTGTTTGCTCCTGATAAATTGCCAGTTTATTAAACTCAAACAGCTTGCCCAGCGTTGGCTTTGCCTTTTTGACCATGTTTTTTGCATCTTCAAACACGATCCGCGCCTGGTCTCTCGTCGTCGCTGCGGAATAGACCTCTGCACCACCCTCGCTATCAGCGCCCGTCATATACAGGCCAACGCCTGAAGACAAGGTTGACTTGGCGTTTTTACGCGCCACTTCGTTATAGGCTGTCCGGAAGCGGCGAACCATTACCGGCCTTCCGCTGCCATCATTACGAAGCACTATTTCGCCGGTTTCTTCATTCACCAGCGGAATAACAAATCCGAAGATGTTTATCAGAATGAAAATATGCCAGTCCATTAATTCGATTGGCTGACCAGCCAGAGCACCTTTAACATGCGGAACAAACTTGTAAAAATTAAGAATATGCTGCGCACGTGGTTCGCTGAAATAAACGCTACGCTCCTCGCCGAACTTCAGATCATCAAGGAAGCGCTGGCAAGCGAGACGAACAAATTCGCAGGCAATGATATTTCCCGCCACGACGCGTTCAGCGTAGCGTATGCCATCAGCAACTTTAGCCATTAGTCCCTCGAATTAAGGAATTGACTGATCAGGTCATCATCAGGTGTTGTTTCTCTGTTGACTTTCGACCGGCTTGAAGGGGTCATGCCGAACTCGGCCAGCATTGCACGCATGCGCTTCCATGCATCCGCTTTCATCATTGCCGCCGGGTGTGGCTTAATCATTCTGATTTCACGCTCTTTCCCTTCATCAGGATCATCCTCGCTGTAAACCGCGTAGGTGTATCCCTCACGATCAAGGGTCTCGCAGTGATGGCGATACTCTGTATAGGCTTCAACGAGCAGCTCCAGAGCTCGCGCGTCAAGCTGGGACATAACGCCGATAGCGTCCAGTTCCTCAGCCATCCGCTTAAACCAGTACTTCCCCTGCTTGTCGAAATGCTTCGGCGTTGGGGGTACCCCTTTGGGTGGTTCTGGTTCGTTTTTGTTGATAGCTCGCTTAGATGGGTTACCCCTTACCAAACGTAGATGTGTCGGGGTTTTCGGTGGTCCAGACATAATCGAAAACTCCTATTAATCATCGGATGGGGGACCCCAAAAAAAGTTTTCTAACCTGCGGCGGTGTGAAAAAAGGCTAGGCGGCGGTCCTTTTGGCCTTTGCCGTCAGGGATTTGACCCCGCCCCCCCACCTATCAAGCTACAAACGAAAATCGATATCATTTGAGGCGTTCGCGCCCGGTTTTCGTCTTGTGACAGGGCCAGCACAGGCTTTCGAGATTCGAATCATCATCGGTACCCCCATGCGCCTTAGCCTTGATGTGGTCAACGGTTGTGGAAGGGACGGCAAGCCCACGGCGCAGGCAGTTCTGACACAGATGATTGTCACGCTTAAGGATGCGTGCACGTCTGATATCCCACTGGCTACCATAGCCGCGCTCGTGCCTGCTCTTGCCCTGCTGGTGCTGCTGCCATCCCTCATTGCGATGCTTTTCGCAATATCCCGAACGGTCAGTGGTGGTACCTGCGCATCCAAGATTACGGCATGCACGAGGAATTAGTGCGGGCATAAAACCTCCATAACAAAACTGCACCTTACAAAATTTCATACAAATTTTGTAAGGTGCAGTTTAAATAATATATTTTTTCATTCGTGGTGATTCGATTGAATTGTCTTTGGTAAATACTTATTAAACGTATAGTTATTAGAGCAACTCAAATCATGCCCGAAATACCATCAAGCTATCAATATGTCATCTAATATAATCAGAAAGCCCTTCCTCTACGATTGCTGTTACTGGAGCTATTGGAAAACCTATACCAATCCCAGAATTTGCATTCAGCTTCATCATTTCAACAATGGCACCTAATGATTCAGCATACATTTTATTGAGCCCAGCTAAATCAATCCCACCCATTCTCACAACACCAGTGAAGGATCTTAAATCAGAAGCTAACTCCTTCGCGTTATGAGCTATCACATCAGCATTCTCACCCCCCAAGTACCTTCGCTGTGTAACTATGCCTACGACTTTTCCGTCATCAATATTTACTATAGGGCCGCCAGAGTTTCCACCATTAACCATCCCATCCAAATAAAAATGATCATTTTCAAATGGGGCTGATAGTACAGCTTCACTTGTAAGGAGATGCGGTATACCATGTGGGAATCCGGCAAAAATGAGTTTTGCGCCTCGATTTCGCGTAAATGATTTTGAAGGTTGGAGTACTTCTCGCCCAGTAGAAAGCTTATTCCTCAGTCTAAGCACAGCGAAATCAGATAACGGATCAGCCATTCTTATTTCTGCGTAATACTCTTCATTATTTTCACTTCTTAGCAGCACATCCCCCAACGAACTGCTGGTTGATAGATCAATTTTATTTGAAATAACATGAAAATTCGTAACAACTAGCGATTCATGAAAAAAACTGAAACCACTCCCTGATGAGTTTCCACTGATAACTTGAAAAGTGGCATTTGCTATACGTTGGTGCATATTAAATTTTCCTAATTTGGCCAAAAATTTAAGATACACCCGATTTCGGCAAAAAAAAACTGATCTACACGTTCGCCTTACTAGTAATTTTTAGTATCCCTCACACTATTTAAAAAAAATACTTTTCTTCCCCACTAAACTAAGATTTGCCGTCATACACTTTGAGAAGCTCTTGATTGGGGCAGCTAGTCTTCAGTGATTTGTTGTGAGCCAGAATGTCGCGCTTGGTCTGCTTATCCAGCACGTCGATATCGTGGTCGGTCAGGTAGATGATCCGCGCCCAGTCGCAGGCGGTATCGATGACTTCAGGTTTTGCGGGTAAAGCTTTCGCGCAGCTCCCGATCAACATCGTCATCAGGCATATGGCTAACAGTCTGCTGTACATTGCTGGCCTCTTTCGTGACTTCCGCTTTGCGTTCTGCCGCTGCGACGTTGCCAGCTGCGTTCTCTTCGGTGCGTTGCAACTCGGCTTTGGCTTCTGCCTTACTGGTGCCACGGGCGTGGCCAATACCGAACGCACCGGCAATAGCCCCCAGAATGAGAACTGCCAACCCGGCGATTATTTCAAAGCTCATTGCTGCGGTCCCTTCAGTTCGTCGGCCTTATCTTTCAGTGCCGGTTGCCTTACGTATTGCGAGAGCACCGCCAGCACCACCAGCGCAGGACTAATCATCGCCACGATATTGGGCGGCAGGATGTCTTTAATATCCGGCGGCAGCAGCGCCCAGGCGTGCAAAGCAGCACCCGGGAACGACTGCGCCCAAACGCCAAGCACCGCCCCGGCGGCACCCAACCTCACAGACCATGTTTTCAGCAACAGACGGGCGTGACCAACAAACTCCAGGCGGGTGTATTTGCGCAGCAGCAACAGTACCAGCACGGCCACCAGCGCCAGCAGGAAGAAAATCAGCATCTTCATAACACACGCTCCTTAACCCAGCCGTAGAGAAAGTCCTCATTCGCCTCGCGACCTTCAGCCAGTTCGAGGTACCGGGCACCCTGGCTACAATTCAGTGCTCTAAGTAGCACCTGCTCACCTTCTTTCCCACGGGCTGAAAGATATCCTTTCAATGCGGTGATAGTTCGGGGGCCAATGGCACCGTCTGGGATAAGGTCGGGATAAAGCTTCCCGCGCATATTCATTGCTGTTAGCCAGCGCTGAAAGAACTTACTGGCGACGGTGGGCCCCATGTTGACACCTGTATCGCAAAGCTCATCCGCCAACTGCGTAGACACATTCGCAACCAGGTCGAAGCGAGGGCCTGACCAGTAATCATTAAGCAGGATTTGTTTTGCGGTTTCTCGGGGTAGGTTACGCATGTCGCCGGTATAGCCATGCGCACGAGCGGTTGTCTGTGTGATGCCCCAGCGGGTCGGACCACCTTTATCCGACGGGTGATAGACATACCCGCCTTCTTTTCCGAGGATACCTTCAATTACTTGGTCTGCCGTCATTGTGCTTTCACTCCAGTAATGCGCTCCCAGAAATAAGTGAGGGCAACAGAACCCATGGCACCGCTAACTCCAGCAGATGCCAGAATAATGTAAATGCTTGCCCCGCTTTCTATACTTAATAACCCTGCAATAACCCCAGAAAACGCCGAGACGACTATCTGAGCCAAGGCATTTATCCAGCTCCATTTTGCTTTACCCTGCTTCACATCCATCAGGAATCGGACCAGACCGCCCCAACCGGCAATGATCAGCAGAGCCAGCCAGGTAATTCCGGCCATGCTCTCTTTGTCTTGCATACGATTTGCCATAGTTTCACCTCCGGGTTAACGGGGTGCTGTGCATAGAGAATAGGAACAGGCCGCAGGCCCTTTGAATAAGGGGGGAATCCGAAGATTTGAGCCTAGGCATGAAATGAAAAAAAACGCCGTCAGGCGAGGTTTTGATGATTAAGCTGTGTGTCTAAGTGACCACTCTTAACAGAGTACGATAGTTTTTGCGTACGCGTTATCATTTTTGTATGCTAAGTTCTTAGTGACTACCTTGATAATGATAAAGCAGGCATAAAATGAAAGCGGTAGATATTCTCAAAGGGTTGCAGGCTCGTAACATTTCGTTTCGCCTTTTACAGGGCGAGCTAAAGCACTTCGGCTTGCGTTCTGCGCGTGGTTGGTCTGATTTAATTAATGAGTATACACAGTTGAGTAACCCGAATGATGTTACTACGCTTAACACCATCTATTATAATTTATTGAACTTTAGTAACCGCGCTATTTTTTTTGCTTTACCCTCAAGCAAATCAAATAACCAAGCAATAATTAATTCTCTAAGCAATACAATAAATAAAAATAATTATGATTACAAAGAATATATCCAAAGCTATCCATTACCAATTAGTGTGTCGAATCATTCCAAAGTAAAAAAACTCAGACCAGTAAGTATATACGTCAAAGATGAAACCAATTCAATTGCGTTAACAACAACATACTTGAGACCATTTAAAGAACGTAGCATTATTGATCCTACAATAATGAGCACATCCACTCAAAATGACCTTCAAAATTTTGACGAGATAATAGGAGTAAAAGACAGGTATATTCAGTGCTTCGATACGATAACATTTAACAAGCTCAGCGGATTAATAACCTTCGAAATTGACATGTGTACTATGCTAAATTTCGAAGAGTTGGATCGTGCAGCAACAAAATATAGGAGAATGTTGTCAATTTTATGCTTCAAGAATTCTGGTGCGAATATTCTTTTTAATCGTGTAAATCTTTTCCCTGCAATTGACAAATTATATAATTCTCACGATGGTACAGTATTAAAACTTGGTCATGCTACAAAAACTGGTTCTGTAAAAGAAGAAAAAATGCGAAAGAAAAAGGATGATTTACGGCAAGAAAAATATCATGCTGCAGGTTTAGCCGCCATCGGAGGTAAAACGAATAATTATAGCATATCTAAACAATGGGATGGTTCTCATAATAACACATTAACAGTAAGTATACCTGGGCACTTTTCGTTAATATCAAATGCTATACCTTTCATTAATTATGCTATAATTGAGGGGTGTAGTACTCGAAATGACTATGATTTGTTGATAACTAAGGTAATTTAATGGACAGGCAGGAGATAGTACGAGACATACAATCACACCTCTCTTATGACCGAGAGCTGAAGGCTGCTTGTCTTGACATTTTCAATTACCTCCTGCAAGAAGACCCTAATGATCTTGAATATATAACAATTAAGAACTTACAGGACATTGCTAATGCTGATCTCAACATTATTTATAATGCGATAAATTACTTAACAGCAGAAAATAAACCGTTATTATCTATAGGTTATGAATACATAAACCATGACGAATGCTATCAACTCAGCCCTGATGAAGTGACTACAATTCAAAATGGTGAGCCATTTTATCATAACGGATATTTATTAAAAGAATGGAAATCAAAGGTTTTTATTTATTTCCATGCTTCTGATTTATTGAAGGAGCTGGATTAATGGCATTTGATAAAAACAATTTCAGTTATGCGTCGCTGGAATTTGCAGCACAAGTTGATGACGGCGCAGCTCGTTTCCTACGCAGACTAGAATGTGATAGTTATGATAAATTTGCAGCAATGTTATATATTGATCTTGAGCAGACTATTTCATTAATAGAAAAAAATGCAAGCCTTCACCAAAAAGATGGTGAAGACAGGCTTTCTATAGAAATCATCAACATCTTAACTGGATTTGGTTTTATAGCGAGACATGATGAATTTATTAATGGACATTCCGACATTGTTGTCACTTATAAAAAATTCATGTGGATTGGTGAAGCAAAGATCCATAGCACATATGATTATTTAATGGAGGGTTTTGTACAACTTTGCGATCGTTATTCTATAGGGAATGAAGATGACTGCGAGGGTGGGTTACTATTTTATGTCAAAGGGAATAACACGCTTAATGTTGTTGAAAAATGGAAGGAAACACTTTTAGCATCTAAAATTCATGGTCTCACTGTGACCCAATGCAACACGAGAAGTTATTTAAGTTTTTATTCAGTTCATAAACATCCAAAATCAGGCCTTCCATACAAAGTCCGACATATAGGTGTTATCCTTGGATTTGAACCTAAGGATAAAAGTGCCAGACAATCCAAGAAAGGCCAAAATTAAAATATATTTAACGATTATGCGACAATCATATAAATAAGTCCATCAATGAAACCCATTGCAGTCTGCAATTCCTTCCTGATGGTACCATCTGAACACTTCCGCTTCTTTGCGATGGTTCTTAATGAAATGCCGATAACAAAATGGGCAATAATCAACTCGTACTCTTCAGGCTTGTACTTACGCAATCGAGCTACACATCCATCAATCATAATCCCTTCATCGTCATCGCACTGCAGGCGCGATTTTTTCCCATGAGGTAACAGACCTTTAAATCCCGCAGCTATTGGCTGCCAGTCAACACCGTTACCGTCAGCTGCAGCCCACGCTCCCCAACGGCCTAATACTTCATACATATCACGCATTCACTCATCTCCACTGAATTATGCCAGCACACCAATTGCCAGCGAACGATCCAAAAATCGAAACAGCAGCTCCAGCTGTGAGCCGTATTTCGCCTCAAATGCCACGGAGTCAGCGTGCAACTCGTCGTGATGCGCTCTGCAAAGCGGCAACACAAACAGGTCGTGCGCTTTTGTTCCCATTCCACCTTGTCCGTGGCCTATCAGGTGGTGCGGGTCATCTGCCTGCTTGTTACAGCAGACACAAACCTGAGACTTAACCCAGCGGGTCCAGTTCTCGTTTACCCAGCGGCGACGCTTTGGCCGCAGCATGAATGATTCAGGCGTTTCCGGGTCCACTCGCAGCGCCAGAATCTTTTTCTGTACTACTTCAGCAGCTGCTGGCCCAGGAGTAATATCGCTCTCCTTCATCACCGATTGATGCTTAACCGGAGGCAAACGCAGTGCTTTATGAGCCAGTCCCTCCGGTATCACATGAGCCAAATCGTTGATAACCATCCACCAGCACAGCTCGGGAATGGTCAGCGTATGGTCTTCGTTGAAGCCCAGCTGTGAGCGGATAACGGATATCATCCAGGATACCAGGTTTCTCCGTGCAATACCTGCCAGCGTTTCGGTGTACTGGTCCCGTACCAGATTATCGCAGGCCCAGCACAGGCGAATGCTGCCAGGCTCATGACGGAATAGCGTGAAGTTCTCGCTGTGCCATGTTCCATGCGGGTACTGGCATTTAAAACTACGCTCAAGCTCTGCCTCCAGGCCACCGATACCACCAGCGCGAATGATAACTTCCGGGTTCTCAAAAACAGTTACCAGCATCGGGTCATCAGCCAGGGGCTGGCCTGCCGGTGGTATGGCTCCCGTCGGGTGTTCTGAGTAGTTCTCTGGCTCTGGTTCAATCAGAACCCGTCCGCGTCTGAACAGCGGCATGAGCTCAGCCCCAGGACGAAGGAGCACAACCCCCATTCGAGGTGCGATCTCAGGAGTTAATAGCGCTCTCAAGATCACCTCAATGCACGATATCGAGCAGTTTTAGTAACTCGGTAAATTTGGACTCGTAAAAATGCGGCTGAGTCTCTCGCGGGTTCGCCGGGCTTGTGATGTTCTTTCCGTAGAGGCAACCTTTGGAAGTGAGCGACCAGAATTTTTTAATACCGTTGATACCGTTTCGGCTGTTGCGCTCTTTCTGATCGATAATGCCAGACTTAACCATCATGTGATAAGCCTGATTGGCTGTCATACGAACGCCATAATCTTTTAGTAATGCACTCAGGGATTTTGTAGGACGACTTGAGCCATCAGCTGCGCCAGTTGGTGCGTCAATAGCATAATGCGGCATCAGATCCGGTAATCCCGCGACCTGCTGAAGTTTCTGGTATGCGCCTAGCTTTGAGGAGTTCGAAAGGTTAAGTGTTCTTGAGGCTGATTCAAGAAGGATTATTCCCGCCTGAATTTTATCTGAGGTTTGCATGTGTGAAGCGGCATTTTGAACTGCATCAAACGTCCGGATTACTTTTAAGTTGAATGATGCGCTCACCCACATCGCATAGGCGTAAACCAGCTCTTTGCACACATATGTGCCGCCGCTCCTGCCCTCGACAGTATTTATCGGACAACTACCCGGATTTTGGGTAGTTTCAATCTCTGAGACAAGCTCAATAATCTGAGGACTTGCCATGAATTTACCGGGCTCTTTTGTTCTTGAATTAGCCCCGGCAACAACAGCTGCACGATGCAGATCATTCAGGCAGTAACGTCCATCAAAATCACGGCGTACGGAAACGCCATCAATTACGAATAACTGATTCATAGGTTTCTCCACTGATTGTAGTGCGAGCGGGGCTGCAACCCCGTTTCGCTGTGACTGTTCAACACTACTGCGGTTCTGCATATTTATCAACCTCGTACCAGTTGCAACTTCATGCCTGACCTCAACGGGATTATGGTTATCTCCACCTTCCCTTTTTTCGTTACTTCTCCCCATTCAACCAGCATACGTTTCACCTGACTGTCGTCCTCCCAGACACCGGTTTGAGTCAGCGCGTCGAACAGCGCTTTGTTGTAGTTGTCGATATCACGACGACGAAGATCCGGCGGGTACAGAACAATGTGAACTTCCGCCAGGTCACTTGATGGCCGTGGGACTGCCCGTAACTGTTCGATAATCGCCGCCCTGGCTGCTTTCTGGAACTTTCGCCCAGTCTCGCTAACCATGTGCCGTCCCTTCAGCGGCCCTTTGCTTGGGGCACGCCAGTAACTGTTTACGCTTGGTGGAAATGGCAATGTCAGTTTCATGAAGTCCCCTTAAAGGATCGCCACGACATCCCGAGCGACTTCCCGCGTGGTGCCATTGCAGGAGATCGAGCGACGCGCTTTGATAAATTCCAGGTTAAAACCATGCTCCCGGTACAGGTCGACGACCTTCGGGGCCGATGAGTTTGAAATAACTACCCGCGCGCCACGTTGGTGGGCCGCTACACAGCGATTCGCCAGTAACACCTGGTCATCCCAGGTAAAACCACCAGCGGCATATGCGGTAAATCCTGCAGTTCCCGGCATCGGCTCATAAGGCGGATCGCAATACACCACGTCACCCGCTCCGGCCAGGTCAATGGTCCGGCGGAATCCCGAGGTCATGAATACGCAGTTATGCGCCATATCAGCGAACGCCTTCAGCTCATCAAACGGGAAGTAAGGTGCCTTGTATTTTCCCCAGCCAACGTTGAACTGGTGCGCCAGGTTGTAACGCATCAGACCGTTGAAGCAATGGCGGTTCAGGTACAGGAAGGCGGAAGCACGTTCAGTGGTATCGAGGGTCTGCGCGTTGAACTCTTTGCGGATCAGTTCATATCCGTCCGGATGACCCATGTGCTCGAACATCCAGCGCGCATGGTTTTCAACCACGTCAGGAACCAGTGCCAGCATCTGATACAGGTTGATCAGGTCCGGGTTAACGTCAGCCAGCAGGAAGTCGGAATGCTTGTCGCTGTTCAGGAAGACAGAACCGCCGCCCACAAACGGTTCTATCAGGCGCTTGCCCTCCGGGATCAGCCGGAACAGGTCAGCCAGTTGGGTGTATTTTCCACCAGCCCACTTCAGGAAGGGTTTGCTCATGAGCGGAACCCCGCAGGAACCGTGTAATTAACCTCCGCATAGCTCGATTTAAACGCCTGATCGTTGTTAACCCATTTCCCGTTAGCCCAGGCAGGACGGCCAGCAGCGCCCCACTTTTTCGCTTTATCGAAATACTCAACGCAGTTCTCAGGGGCAAACAGAGTCTTCGGTCGCAGGTAATCGCTCATCTTCGGATCTTTGGCCCATTTTTCGGTCAGGTAATCAACCACCAGCATCAGGTCTTCAGGGCTGTAATCCTCCGAAAGCCGCCCTCGGATGTAACCCAGCGTCGTTTTGGTCTTTCCGCCCTTCCCGTAATTCGAGTTAGTCATCTGGTTGAAATGATCCAGAACGATAAACGCCGGATCAGGCTCGTCTGGTTGCGGCGCAACCGGACAAGAGTCTTTACCTGTAATCTCTGTAGTACTCTCTGTTGTATTCTCTGTAGGATCATCAGGTCGTTTTGACCCGATGAGAGCGGTTCGTTTTGACCTGGTGGAGCGTTTCACATTGACCTCTTCCATCGTGTCATTTTGACCTGATGGAACAGCGCATTTTGCCCCCTTCGATTTAGTCACTTTGACCTCATCTAAAAGGGCACTTTCATAGTTGATCGTGTAGTAGTTGGTCATGTCCCGCTGGGACTTGTTTAGTTGCTCTATTTTGAGCACGCCCAGGCTCTTCAGGCGGGTGAATGTGCGCTTCAGTGTGGACTCTGACCAGAACGGGAACTGCTCCAGCCACTGCTCTGTGGTGTTATAGATCCAACGCACACCGTCACGCTCCAGCCCGGAGGTTGTCTCCTTTAGCCAGTAATTCACCTGCTGTAACGCAATGGCTTCATTCAGGCCAATGCTGTACGCAAGGTCAGGATTGATGACTATCGGCCTTGATGGCATTAACAGGCTCATAAGACCCCTCTATTTCCCTGAATTTTCTTCTGAACTGCTCGATGGGACTGAAGCACTCATGCTCGTACCCTTCGCGCAGGTATATAACGCGTTGTGTCTGGGGCTCCCAGCGAATGACCCGGACTGGGATACCGTAGTGATCTCTGAACCATCGGTTGAGCTCTCGCATTTTTTCTCCCCCTGACCGTTAAAATCCCCTACCACCCACTGAGCAAACTGGTAGCAGACAGGCTCAAACCCGCCTGGTACTCTTACCCCATACACGAACTGCACCGGCCCTGCTCCACCAGGAACCGGACGCGCTATAAGTTGCGACCTGCGGTACTGTGTTGGTAAACTGTTCATGCGTTAGTAATCTCCACTGATAACGACACGCCACGACGCCAGGGGCTGCAACCCGCTGGCGTCACTTCTTTTTGCGTGCAAACAACGTGATAATTGCCGCGATTTCCTCTTCACGCGCAGCCAGGTGGCGGCGGTGATGTACCATGATTTCTTCAGCTTCATGTTTTTCGATAACCCCGTCTTCAAGCGCCTGTTCGATAATTTGATCCACCTGCCCTCTGGCTGCTGAGGTACGCATTGCGCGACTAAATAAGTCCACGCGATCCAGTTCTTCCAGGTTAGGCACATCCACCAGCAGGGCACCGCGACGGCGGGCAAAATATTCAGCCAGATGAGATGTATTCGAGATGTCCTCCATCGCTTCCAGTTCAGTTACTTCAAAGAAACGACAGCCGTTTTTCTCATAGAGGTTGTTATTGAACTGAGTGACAGACATCCCCAGCGCACCCGCCATTGCTTCGCGTCCGCCTTGGTAGGCTTTACACATCGCCTTTACGACTTCTTTCAGGTTTGTCATTTAAATCAGTGCCCCTTTCGTTCTGGTGCCTTTCTTCTTGCCGTACTTAAGAATCATTCGGGCTTGTTCAAGGCAGTCGTCAAAGATGTTTCTTCGCTTGGTTGTCGGCTTCGATGAGCGTCGGTAGTAGGAAATAGCCTCTACCCCCCCCTGCTCAGCCTGTTCTGCTGAATAACCATCAGTCAGCAGCGCCTTAACAACATTGTTTTTAATGAATTGTTCCGGGTTCATACCTACCCCTTTGAAATTCGGTTTGTAGTTACAGATTTGATGCAGTGAGGTTAAGCTTCCGCATTCCAACACCACGTAAATAGGCCCAGTCGATATCGGGGCGAAGCTCTTCACATGTCACTGTTCCACCAGTAGCTTTTTCTATGCCCAGGCACCGTTCAGCGGGTATTTGCCTAGTCCCCTTAGTCCATTGATTAACTGTTGGTGACGAGACTCCTAGGTTCCGGGATAAAGCGGCCTGTCCACCAACAATCCGGCAGGCTTCCCTGATTGCTTCCAGGCTATTTTTTCGTTTCATGAATGCAGTTCCTATGATTTCTACACAGGTACATATTAGGCTAAGCCTAATGATCAATCAATAGGAATTGCCTAAGTGAATTGTTATGAGGATTATTAGGCAATGCTTAGCGGTAAAGAATTGGGCCGAGCCATCGAGCAGGCCATAGACAAGAAACTTTCAGCGGGTTCTGCCAAGAGTAAGGCGGAAATTGCACGTCATTTTAAAATTAAACCTCCATCGATTCACGATTGGATCAATAAAGGTTCGATATCTAAGGAAAAACTACCCGAACTTTGGAATTACTTTTCTGATGTTGTCGGCCCTGAACACTGGGGATTGGCAGGATATCCGATCACTGGGTATAGCCGAGAAGCAACATCAACCGAGAGCACTTTCAAAGAAGGCTCTATTGACGAACTATACAAACACGCTTCTGAAGAAAAAAAAGCTATTGTTGATTTTATCCTTCTCGAACAAGGGCAGGAGTTTCCCGCATGGGCTGATGCTGATGCGAGAGCATACATAGACTCACTTGAACTGAAGGTAAGGAGATGGTCAGAGCAAGAGGATAATGGAAAAAAACAGACGAAAGCCAGAGCTTAGGCTTATATGGTTTAATGGAGAGTACCTATAATTCCATCTATGCGAAAAGCCTTGGTTCTGATCCACTTGCATATCTCAAGCCCTGTGGGGGATTGGCTTTTCAAAGCCCATCCGGGATTAAGATTTGCTTTGATTTAAATGTCGGTTTTCATTTTTGCATGGAGGATGCATGGAAAACTTCAAATCGCGTCTTAAAAATCATATCGAACATGTTAAAAATGTTAGAGAGCACTGCACTACTGAAGAAACAACAAAGCAGGCTTTGATACTTCCTTTTTTGGACATACTAGGTTTTAACGCTTATGATCCACAAAAGGTTAAGGCTGAATATGGAGCAGACTTTCCTGGGGTCAAATCTGGAGAACGTGTGGATTATGCACTGTTCTGCCAGGGAGTTCCTGTTATGTTCATAGAGGCCAAAGGTTGTAAGGAGAAAATGGACAACCATTGCCCTCAATTATCCAGATATTTTAACTCCACTCCAGAAGTTACAATATCAGCAATTACTAATGGCATTGAATGGCGTTTCTTTACGGATCTTAATGAAAAAAATATTATGGATTCAACCCCATTCTTGCGGATCATGATGGATGACATTAAAGACTCTGACGCCGAGCAGCTATTTAGATTCAGACATGATAAATTCAAACCAGAAGCCCTGAGAACCCTTGCGGAAGAGAGCGTTTATATCTCTGCATTTGTAAAAGTAGTGAGTACCAGTCTCCGGGAGGTAGACCATGAATTTGTCAGGTATGTTGCCGGACGAGCTAATATAGGCCGCCAATTAAATCAGAGATTTATAGAAACAATCACCCCTTTAGTCAGACAGGCTGTAGAGAGATCCGTAAGTGAAATGGTGGTTTCTGGGCTGTCATCGAGGACATCATCACCGGCGATTGAACCCTCCAATGACGCAGTTGAAAATATTGCTGTTGACGAGCGAGCTGACATTGTAGACGGCGAAAACCCGAACATAATAACAACCTACAATGAGCGGATTATATACGAAAAAATCACCTCTATTACTGGTCCCGAGTACGATCTCCAAGCTAAGGACACGGAGTCATATTATTCTATTCTTTTCCAAGGCAAAACAAATCGCTGGCTGATTCGTTACTACGATAAGAAAAACCGCTCGTCCATACAATTACCCATTGATATAAGTGAAATCACTGGAAATGAAATAAAAAGGGCTGGACTTGAATTTGATAACAATAGAATTTTCATAGATAACCCTGAGGATGTATTAAGGATTTCAGGTTTAATACTTGATTCTTTACAATATGTCCAAAATGATGAGAACTTCAGAAAACGTCGCTCATAATATCAATACGAACCTAAAATTTATTCCATCACATCCCGCTTAGGCGGGATTTTTTTGTTCATAAATCACAATCATTAGGCTATGCCTATTGACACATCGTTAGGCATAGCCTACCATGAAGTCACCAGATATTCTGTGTGTAGCTTGGCGGTGCCAGTTTCCCTTTGTTTCTGGTACCGCCCTTTTTACACAAGACACGAGAGCACCACCGGGTGACGGGCCCATAACCCAATCCGCTCGGGCTGATGCAGCAGCTGGTGCTCTCCTGTGTTGTGTGGAGATTACTTGCACGCCGTCATTGCAGTGATGGCGTCCTCCTGAGCAGTAACTTAACAGAGCAGTAGCCTACTCCCCAATTCCCGTGGGTTGGGTTGCTGCCCCCTAAATAGCGCGTTGCAGCGCGTCAGTTGGAGAAAATGACATGCACAAAACAGCACAGCAGCTGATACGTGAAGCATACGAGGCCGCTAACGGCCTTCCACCAGCATCAGCGGCACTTTTAAAAGAACTGGCATCACGCCTTGATATCTCGATGGCGGCCACCAGCCAGGCTTGCGATGAACGGTCCTCCGCAATCAATACCCTTACCGCTACCCGCGTTAACAGCGAATGCCCTGAAGGGGTTGATGTCCAGGAGTGGGTTAAACAGATCTGCGCCGAAAACTTCAATTTGAAGGCTGAAGTAATGGCCTGGGCTAAAGAATGCGATCGCATTGTTGAACGCCAAACGAAGCAGCGCACAAATATGCATGCACTCGAAGCGGCGCGGGATTTAAAGAATATCGCCTCTTCAGTAATCAGCGTTAAGGATTCAATCTGATGGCTAACTCCTTCAAACAGATGATCAAGAGCGGTCAAATTAAACGCCCTGACAGTGGGATGTTTATCAGCATTGACGATATTCACGTTAAGCCTGGCTTCAACAAGCGTGAAGACGATGAGCGCACTCGCCTGGCTGATGACGACTTATTTCATTTCCTGATGAATGGCGGCGTGGTCCCCCCTCTCGAAGTTTCTATTCGTGATGAAGGTGGCGTTTGGATTGTTGAAGGCCACCGCCGCCAACGTTGCTATATGCGATGCCGTGAAGCCGGAAAGCCAGTTGACCGCCTGCACATAGTACCGTTCGTCGGTAATGACGTTGACCGACTGGCTCGCGTTATGACTTCGAATAACCAGCTGTCTCTTTCGCACGTAGAGCAAGCCGCCGTAGTTAAAGAGTTGTCGTCAGTCTTTAACCTGACCACCAGCGAGATCGCAAAGCTGGTACATAAATCCGTTCCTACCGTAGAAAAACTGCTGACGCTATCGACTGCTAACCATGACGTCCAGTTAAGCGTTAAGTCCGGTGAAGTTTCCGTTGATGTGGCTGTTGATCGTGTGAAAGAGCATGGCGAGAACGCCGGTAAAGTTCTGGAAAAGGACAAAGCCACCGCTGCTGCAGCTGGTAAGAAAAAAGTTACCCGCAGCCTGATTGCTCCGGAAATCAGCGTCAAAAAAGCGCGCCGCCTGGTTGAGTTGATCACTCTTGCCGGTGTTGACCCTAACGGCACCATTTCGCTGGAAGGGTTCGCCCTGGCTGAAGTGCTGCAAATCGTAGAAGAACAAAAAGCCATTGCGGCTAACCGGGGGTGATCATGGATTTTGATCCTGAGAACTACAGCGATCACACCCTGCGTAGGTTTGCTGTGTTTGCCGATTTGATCTGCCTGGTGGTGGTTATCGTTATCACTGTTGGCATCTGCATGATTATTAAATGGTGGATAGCATGAGCATAGTTGGAGATCATTTCTTTGAGTTCCCTGCGTCTCGTGGCATTCAGGGCGGAGCTATTGTCCTGATGATGACAGTGCCAGCACGAACCCTGGCACGCGTCCTCGCCAGTGATAATTACGGGGATACTTTAGAACGTTCACAGCGTGAAATTAACCCAGCGCGTGCTAAGAAATTCTATGAATATCTGGTTAATGCTCACGAAAATAAAGAGCCCTTCATTATCCCTCCGCTCGTCGGTAACTGTAACTCAGAGATTGAGTTCCTGGAGTTCGGCAACACCAACGTTGGTGTTGTGCGCTTTCCTATGGATGCAGAAATTAAGCTTTTCGACGGCCAGCACCGTGCAGCTGGGATCGCCGAATTTTGCCGCACAGTTGGCGAACCAATCCACGTACCACTAATGCTCACACATAAGCTCTCGTTGAAAACACGGCAGCAGTTCTTTTCCGACATTAACAACAATGTTTCGAAGCCATCAGCAGCTATCAATATGGCCTACAACGGGCGTGATAAGAGTGCTCAGGAGATGGTTAATTTTATCAGTTCACACGATGTATTTTCTGAAATCACCGATTTTGAGCACAACGTTGTTCCGGCCAAAAGTGACAAGTGGGTGAGTTTCAAAGCCCTTAGCGATGCCACGGCGAAATTCTCCATCTCCTGCTCACAAGATGATCTTGAGGGGTTATGGAACGCATGGCTAATGCTGACAGGTTTAGATGATATTCGCCGTGGCACGAACCAGGCCGAGTACAAGCGAGAGTATATCCAGTTCCATGCGGTGATGATTAACGCCTTCGGCTACGCAGTACAGAGATTAAGTGAAGGCCGGGGAGTTCGTGGGGTCACACTGATGATTGAAGACCTCGTAATGAATACCAGCATTGCCGACCGTGAAGATTTTTTCCTTATTTCGGCATGGGATGGTATTTGCGCCAGCTGCGATAAATCCAGACCAACAGTCATTGCTAATGTTTCCGCTCAGAAAGCAGCTGCATCACGTCTGATGGATGCCATCGTGAATAAAAATTTGTCTGCCCGTAGCGGTAAGGAGCCAGCCAATGACCAATAACCAGTTAACCAGAGAACGCCTGGAAAAAATTAAATCATGGCGTGAAACCTACGGAACCGGAAGCAACGTAATGCTACCAGCTGAAGAAGCCGAGGAGTTGGCATGCATGGCACTGGCCGCAATGGAAACCGAGCCAGTGGCGTGGAGGTGGCGCAGTGGCCCGAATGCATGGTGGCAGTTGGCAAGTCGCGGTGATATTGACGGAGAGGTTGAGCCGCTCTATCGCCACGCGCAGCAAGCGCCGGAACGCGACCAGGTACGCCGCGAGCACGCCGAGTGGTCACAGGCTACCTTCGGCAATGTCGGCCCGGTTGGCCCGCTGAAGCATCTCAGCAAAGAAGCTCTGGAAGCCGCTGCCGAGCCTGACGACCTCAGCGAGTGGGCTGATATGCAGTTTCTGCTGTGGGATGCACAACGCCGTGCCGGTATCACTGACGAGCAGATCACCCAGGCGATGATCGAGAAACTGGCGGTGAACAAACTGCGCGAATGGTCGGAGCCGAAAGACGGTGAGCCGCGATTACACATCAAAGAGCAGCCAGCGCCGCTAGTTCCAACGTTTGAAGAATGGTGCAAAAGAACCGGCCAGAAACCTCAAGGTTGGGTGCGTGACGCCATGAAAGAAGCCTATGACGGTGCGGCGGTCGCCATGCTCCAGGCTGGCGCTTTTCGGGAAAACGAGAATTCGTCAACCAAACATTTTCGGGAAATCGCTGAAACGTCAACTAACCGTTCGCGCGAGCACTTCATTTCCCTGTGCAATGAGTTCTGGAACTGGTCAGAGATGGACCTTATTTGCGCTGATGATAGGGGTTACGAGCTGAGAATGGAGTGGGACGGAAAGGTATTTAAGCACCCCGTAACACAAGCTCTCTGGCGCATGTACCAGGCTGCTCCTAGCAACTCTCCGGCAATATCGGATGGTTACGTGATGGTGCCGAAGGAGCCTACTGAAGCAATGATGCTGCATAAATCAGGATGCCAGCACCATGCGTGGGATGACCCTGATTGCGCAATGCGACAGACGCGCCGGTTGATTTGGTCCCATATGCTCGCAGCCGCCACGCAGGATACCCCCGCTCTGAACTCGGTGCAGAGCGTCGTTACCGTGTCGAATGGATGGATTCCGGTAAGTGAGCGGATGCCAGTAGATTTCGAAGCTGTTATCGCTTTCGATGGTGATCAGGTATATGGCGAGGCAATGTATTTCTCTGATCTAGGATTTACCGTTGATGGGTATGACCCATGCGACAGAGTGCAATTGCAAAACGTAACCCACTGGATGCCTCTGCCAGCCGCCCCGCAGGAGGTGAAGTGAGAGCGAATAAGCTGAAGCGTCGCCGCTGGCGGCGCATGCGGGACGACCTGGCATGGTTCAAAGCTGAAGCGGAAGACTGGAAACAGATAGCCCTTGAGCATGCAGATGAAATCGCTTTACTACGTAGCCAGCAATTGCGTGTGCCGATGCCGGTAATTGTGCCAGGAGAAATATACAACCAACTTAAAGGAGTGATGTAGGACCACCAGATATGCAAAAGTTGTAACGACGGTCTGCGGGGTGGATGTTCATCCTGTTCGTTTAGTGGCAGATAACCGGTTGCAGCCGGTTTAGTGGAGATAAACTATGAGTCTTGATAACGAGATTATTTCTAGCGCAGACATCGAGCGTCTTACTGGATATAAAATACCATCCAAGCAGTCACAATGTTTACGTGATGCGGGTGTGTTTTTTGTTGAAGGCAGAGACGGACGACCACGCACTACCTGGGCGCATTTCAATAACCCTTTAGCTCAGCGCGTTAAGCACAATAACGTCGATAGTTCGCTGCAGCCTAATTTTGGAGCCCTGGATTAATGCCGCGACAGAGAAAGAATAAAGACGATGCCTGGATGCCCCCGAGGGTTTACCTCGGGCGGTCAGCATACGAGTACCACCCCAAGGGAGGCGGCAATATCCGCCTCTGTGACAAAACCAGTACACAAGCGCAGGTCTGGACAGCATGGGAAGCATTATTGAATGATCGCCCGGATGATTCCCTGCTGGCAGGTTTAATCGAGCGCTTCTTTAAGTCAGGGGATTTTTTCGAGCTTGCCCCGGAAACCCAAAAAGACTACAGGAAATATTCTAAGAAGGTCATTGGTGTGTTTGGGGAAATGCCACCGGATGCCATTAAGCCTGAACATGTACGGCGTTATATGGATAAACGGGGAGTTAAGAGCAGAACCCAGGCAAACAGAGAGAAAGCGTTTATGTCTCGCGTGTATCGCTGGGCATTTGAACGGGGATTTGTGAAAGGAAACCCGACCACAGGTGTGCGGCAGTATAAAGAAATCAGCCGGGATCGGTACATCACAAATGATGAATATCAGGCGCTGTACTCTGTCGCTCCTGACATTGTGAAAGTGGCGATGGAACTGGCTTATCTCTGCTGTGCTCGTCAAAACGATGTGCTGGAGATGAAAAAAAGCCAGTTTATGGATGAGGGTATCCTTATCAAGCAAAGCAAAACTTCTGTCGCGCAAATTAAAGCCTGGAGTCCCCGGCTAAATGCAGCGCTGGATCTGGCTAAGGGATTAGCCCTAACCCCTGGCATGAGTAGCCTATATGTCATCCACCAGCCAACAGGGGGAAAGTACACGCGAGACGGTTTTAACAGTCGATGGAGGAAGGCAAAAATTGAAGCACAGGTTAAATACCCTCACCTCTCCTTTGATTTCACCTTCCACGATCTGAAAGCAAAAGGGATTTCTGATCTTCAGGGAAATCTGTATGAGAAGCAGGCTATTTCGGGACACAAGAACGTTGAACAAACTGCGAGGTATGATAGAAAAATTGCGATAGTTCCGGTTGTCGGAGGGCAGACTGACAAGAAAAATATTACGAAGTGATATTATGAAAGGGTGGTTTTAGAAATGAAAAAACCACCCGTAGGTGGTTTCACGACACTGCTTATCATTGATTTTATTCTATAATCCCAATGGTACCCGGAACGAGACTTGAACTCGTACAGCCTATGGCCGAGGGATTTTAAATCCCTTGTGTCTACCGATTCCACCATCCGGGCTCGGGATGTAAATTGGAGGCGCGTTCCGGAGTCGAACCGGACTAGACGGATTTGCAATCCGCTACATAACCGCTTTGCTAACGCGCCTTAATACTTAAACACCCGCATCTGCCGATGTTTTTAATCTGGAGCGGGAAACGAGACTCGAACTCGCGACCCCGACCTTGGCAAGGTCGTGCTCTACCAACTGAGCTATTCCCGCATTATCAAGCAAATTTGCTAATCACTTGATTTTGTTATCGTCTGGCAAGCTGTGCTGCCGTTCGATGCGTTGCATTCTACTTACCTGGCGAAATGAGTCAACGATATTTTTTAAATCCTTGTGTCGTTTGCTGAAATTTGCGGCGAAACGA